ATTAGAACAACTGAAAAAACTTTTAAAACAAAAAAAGATTTCAGTAGAAACCTTTATGTCTCGTAGACCAGGCAACCAAATGTCAGATCTATACAAACTGTACACATTAGCAATCAAAGCAATGCCCGGCTCTCAGAAACAAAAAGAACTCAAGAAGAGAATTGCTGCACTAAGAAAAGAACTCAAGTTAGATGAAAAACTAGGGAAAGATGCAGACGCAGGTGATTACATAGATGACTTCAAAAAGTCAGACGCACCACAGTTCAAAGGTAAATCTGATAAGAAGAAAAAAGATATGGCGATTGCGGCATACCTAGATGCAAAGGAAAAGGGAAAAGTAAAAGAAGACGTACCTGCCAATAACACTGGTAGTATTCCAAATCCTGCAGACACTGTGATGGGCCCAAAGAAAAAGAAAAGTCATACTTTAACGATACATGATAAGAGATATAAGAAATCATTGATGGGACAATCACAACCTGTATTATTAAAAAGGTTCCGCGACTATTATGATGCAAAAGGAATAGGCGGATGAGTAGTCGCACCAGAGATCTTGCGAGGATCTTAGGAAAGACAGAACAAGATAACCCAGATAACGAAGCACTCAGTGTTGGTGGGGGTGGTGGTGCAGTCGAGTATTACGAAACTTTAGACTCCTTACCTATATCCAATCTTAGTGAAGGTCAACGTGCATTTGTTGAGGGAACTAGTAGAATGTACGTATCTAATGGTGTGGGTTGGTACAACACTTCTTTTGTAAACCTAGCACCATATTTTGAAACAACACCTAACGCAACTTATACTATTACAGATTCTGCAACACCTCTTGTTGTAACAGCAAAAGCACTTGACTCAGATAATCCAGATGCTCTAATATCTAATATAAGTTTTGCCAGTGACTCAGCACAATACATGATGAGATCTATTTCCGTAGACTCATCCGTGTTTACTTTCACACCTAAATCTGCAGACAGTATTGGTCAAGAGGTTGCTGCAGGGAACTTGAATGATTCTAATGGTGATTTCATCTATACATTTAAGTGGACAGATGGTGTAAGTTTTGCAACTCAAGTGTCTACCATAACATACTCGCCTGGACAAACACCTTCTCAAGATGGTAGTTTTTATATACAGGCGCAGGCTGCAACAACAGGCACACGAACTGCACAATCATTGATTGCAGGTTCATTAGCACCTCACTATGTCTTTCCACCCGATGCAACCAATGGAAGTGTTAATGTCAATAATGTTCCAATGTATTCTTTTGTCATTCCAGGCACTGAACCATTTACTCTCAGATGTTATCAAGCACAAGGATCTGGTGGTGCTAACTCAAGTAACGGTGGACTAGGATATTACTTTGACGTAACAGTAACACCAGTAAATCCAGATTCAAAAATATACATGAGACCAGGCCAACGTGGATACAAATCTTACCAAACAGAGAGTGACCAGACATCTGGTGGATCTGGTGGTCTTGGTCAGGTGTGGATAGAAGATGCTAGTTATACTAGTATGACTGCTAGTGATGGAAAGAACGTAAGACCAATTATACTTATTGCAGGTTCTGGTGGTGGTAACGATACTAGATATCAAAGCACTACTACTTATGGAGCATCTTATACTTCTATTTCTACCAACAGCAATTTAGAAGGATATGCTTTTAATAATACAGGTGGACTATACACAAGGGGTAGTGGTAGTAGTTATGGTGGATATCCAAACGGAAACTCAGGTGATGACTCTGTAACAACCACAACTAACGTTGCTAATGCTGTAAACACTACTTACTGTTCAAACTATACAATCTCAAGTTCATACTATGCATACTATGCTAGTTACAGTGGAGGATCTTCTGGCAAAATTGAATTTGTTGGTAAAGTCTCATTATCATGAGTAAGAATCGTGACATTGCTACTTTTCTAAGTTTAACTGCAAGAAGTAATAATATTGATTCTGCAGGTATTACTGGTATAGGAAATGGTAGTGGTGTGTTATCTGTATATGACACACTTGACTCATTACCTATGTCAAATTTAAAGGCAGGTGATGAAGCAATCGTTCAATCGGTTTCTAAGTTATACGTTTCAAATGGATCAGGATGGTATAACACTGATATTGTCAATCTTGCACCTTATTGGGATACAGAACCAGACGCAAATTATAATATCGTAGATTCTGCAACACCACTCATAGTAATCGCAAAGGCAGGAGACTCAGATACTGCTAATCTAATAAACCAAAGTACTGTTACGGATTCGGCACAATACATGGTTAACATTAGTAATGATTCATCCGTATGGACATTTACACCAAAGTCTGCAGACAGTATAGGAATTGAGGTTGCTGCAGGTAACCTGTCAGATTCTAATGGTGACTTTGTTTATACATTTAAGTGGAATGACGGTTTCAATTTTATTGCTAAAGAAGTGACTATTGCTTATAACCCTGCAGGTGGATTTAATTGGGGTGGTGATAGGGCATTTTTCTTTGGTGGTAGTATAACAACAAGTTCATTACAATGGAATAGTTCTCAGGGTTGGATTTCAGGATCATACACTCATAATAATCCTGATGTTCGAGCACTGTCATTAGTTACAGGTGCTACTGCTAGTGCATCAAATATGAGTTATGGAGCAAGTGCACCTAGTGTCGTGTCGAGTGGAGAAAAAATACTTTACGAAGGTGGTGTTAATTATAACACCAGTTATCCATACTCAAACAATTGGAATACCATACAATCCCACAATCCTGTAACAGGAGGTAATGCAGGGACTCATGGACAAATTTCGGGATATGGTTCTACTGCAAGTGGAAACATAGGAAGTTATAATAAAGGTGCAGGTTCTGACGGTACAAATGCTTTCTGGCTTGGTGGATATTATGATGGACAAAATGCAGGTGGTTCTGGTAATACTAATGGTATGCATGTTGTATCATTTGCTACAAGTGGGAACACTACGCAGTTCGGTACTTTACAAAATACAGGAACGTATTACAATAGTGCATATCATAATCATGAACACATTTGGTATGCAGGAACTAAGATCAACATGAAAACTCAAGTTGGTGCTGCTTCCAGTTTTAATTCTCCAGCTGGTCAGTATCAAGATACCGTTTCTAATATGACAATCGCACTTGCACACATTAACCCAGGCGGATCAGGAAACACCTATCAACAAGTATATCAATATAATATGACAACAAATGGAACATCATCATATTTTGGAAACTTAACTTATGGTGGTGGTGGAGGCGCAGGTGCTAATGCAGGTAACGCAGAAAGAGCTGCATTCACTGGTGGTAGAAGATATTCACAAAATCCTCCAGTGGTCTATTCAGATGGTTCATCAACGGTTGAATATTTTACCTTTGCGACTCAAGGTAATGCATCATCTTTAGGTTCGACTGGTGCAAATAGATATAGTATGAGTGGTTCGAGTGGTAATGAAGCGTGATATATAAACTGTATGAAAGGAAAATAGAATGTTAAGTTTATTAGGATCTTTAATAGGATTTGGTGGATCAGCACTTCCACAAGTCCTAGACGTGTTTAAGGCAAAGGGAGACCGTAAACACGAAATAGAAAAAATGAAAGTCATGGCTGAGTTGAAACAACAAGGCATGGACTTTGATATGCAGATGTATGATAAGATGGGTGCGGATAAAGAACATGCACGATTGATCGCGCACGACACTGCAATCATGCAATCAACTGGATGGACATCCGTATTACAGAAATCTGTGAGACCAGTGATCACATATGCTTTCTTTGGTTTATTTGCTGCAATAGAAATCACATTGTTGATGAATGCACTAGAAGTTGGTACACCATTTGATCAAGCAATACAGTTACTGTGGGATGAAGATACTAAGGCAATCTTTGCTGCAATCATATCATTTTGGTTTGGATCTAGAGCGGTAGAAAAAGCACGATCTAGATAATTTTTTTTAAAAAAATCTACATATTGTGGGTTTACAAAAACCTAAAAATGATATATAATATCACCATCTGAAAAAACAATCAATTAAAGGAATCGTAGTATGCAAAACCGATTTGCAGACACACGTGCGTTTTTGTCTGAGACAAAGTTCTATGACGGTTATTCGAGATTCAAGGACGAAGAGAATAACTATGAGACTTGGGATGAAGCGGTAGATCGTGTGCTATCAATGCACGAAAATACATATTCAAATAAATTAAATAAATTACAAAGTTACATCGAAGAAGCAAGAGTTGCTTACAAAGAAAAAAGAGTACTAGGTGCTCAACGTGCATTGCAATTCGGTGGTGATCAGTTGATGAAACACCAGATGAGAATGTACAACTGTACATCATCTTATGCAGATCGTCCAGAGTTCTTTGGAGAGTATTTCTATATTCTACTATGTGGTGCAGGTGCAGGTTTTTCCGTACAAACCCATCACGTTGCAAAACTACCAAAGATCCAACAGAGAACGAAGCAAGCAAAAGGTTACATCGTAGAAGATTCCATTGAGGGTTGGGCATCCGCACTAGACGTGTTGATGTCTTCTTATTTTGTAGGGGGTGGTAAACATCCAGACTACGAAGGTCGTAGAGTATTCTTTGATCTGTCTCAGATTCGTCCAAAGGGTGCAAAGATTTCTGGTGGTTTCAAGGCGCCTGGGCCTGAAGGTTTACGCAGAACACTAGACAAGATTGAACACATGTTACAAGGTCTAGTCATGGATGCAAAAGAACCTATTGACATGCGTCCTATCACAGTCTATGATATTGCGATGCACGCCGCAGATGCAGTGTTGTCTGGTGGTGTTCGAAGATCCGCAACTATCTGTTTGTTCTCTCCAGAGGATGACGAAATGATGACTGCTAAAACTGGTAACTGGTTCATGGACAATCCACAACGTGGTAGATCTAATAACTCTGCAGTGATTGTTCGAGACGAAGCAACTCCAGAAATGTTTAAGAGTATAATGGAGTCAGTCAAGTCATTTGGAGAACCAGGCTTTTACTTTACAACATCAAAAGAACACACAACAAATCCATGTGTGGAGATTGGAATGTTTCCACAGTACAATGGTAAGTCGGGTTGGCAAGGTTGCAACTTGACAGAAATCAATGGTGGGATGTGCACAAGTGAGGAGTCATTCTTACAGGCATGTCGTGCTGCTGCAATTCTGGGTACTATGCAAGCAGGGTACACAGATTTTAAATTTATCTCAGATACATCAAAGAAAATATTTGATCGTGAGGCACTATTGGGTGTGTCCATTACAGGATGGATGAATAACCCAAATATACTTTTTGATGAGAAGATCCTGAAGAAAGGGGCAAACATTGTCAAAAAAGTTAATAAAGAAGTTGCTGCTATTATTGGTATTAACCCTGCTGCTCGTACTACTTGTGTAAAACCATCTGGTAACGCATCAGTACTACTACAGACTGCATCAGGTATCCACGCAGAACATTCACCAATGTATATTCGAAACATTCAGATGAATAAAGAATCAGAGATCACACAGGCGATTGCGAAGTCCAATCCGTTCATGGTCGAGGAATCAGTGTGGTCTGCAGGTGGGACAGACGTAGTTGTGTCTTTCCCAATTGTACCGAAGAAAGGTTCTATGTTCAAAGATGATCTTTACGGTGTAAAACACCTAGAACTCGTTAAGAAAGCACAAAAGTATTGGGTCGTTGCAGGTACAAATGAAGACCTATGTGCAGACGAAGGTATACACCACAATGTATCAAACACAATCATAGTAGACGATTGGGATGAAGTAGAGAAGTACGTATATAAAAATCGTTACTCTTTTTCAGGCATTTCATTCCTATCTCCAACAGGTGACAAGGACTATAACCAAGCACCTAATACACAGGTCATAGACGCAAAACAAATGGTTGCGAAGTATGACCAAGGTGCAATCTTTGCATCTGGTATGGTTGTTGATGCACTAAAAGTCTATGACAATCTATGGACTGCCTGTTCTACCGCAATGGGTATGGGTGAAGATCTTTCAGTAGAGTCATCAGAAAACTCTGCAAAGAAAGACTGGGTTCGTAGGTTCGAAAGATTTGCACAAAACTATCTTGATGGTGATATGAAGAAAACTGAGTATTGTCTGAAAGATGCGTATCTACTCCACAAGTGGGAAAAGATACAAAGTAATCTAAAACCAGTGGAATGGGAAAACGATCTCACAGAAAAAGTATATACAGATGTAGATACTCTCGCAGCTGCCGCATGTGCAGGTGGTGCGTGTGAAATCGACTTCTGATTATATCACCCCATGCAGATCTATTTGCAGACTAGTTGAAGATGTTTGCATTGGTTGTGGAAGAACCAAAAAAGAGATTTCTGAATGGGGTGGATACCATTACTATCAGAGGATGAAGATTATGAAAAGACTTGGGTACGGAACAAGAAAAGGCAAAAGAAGCAGTGGAAAAAGAATACCGAATAGAATGTGAAGATTGTGAGTCAGTTACAATAGTTTTAGTAGAGGATGGGGAGAAACCCAAGTATTGCCCAATGTGTGGATACAGACATGCAGAGGTAGAGGACATTACTGAACCAGATACATAAGTGTATGTGGTATTACAAAGATAAAGAATTTAATGATACCCCTGAAGACTTTCAGGGGTTCGTTTACATGATTACAGATATAAATACTGGTAGAAAATATATCGGTAAAAAGAACTTCTGGAAACCAAAGATACTTCCCAAAACAAAAACAAGAAAGAGAAGAGTCAGGACTAGAACAGAGTCTGATTGGAGAACTTACTTTGGGTCGAGTGAAGAAGTTAAGTTACTAGTAGAGGAACGTGCCGATGATTTTAAAAGAGAAATTTTGAGACTATGTAAATCAAAAGGTGAAATGACATATTTCGAAATGAAAGAACAATTTGATAGAGACGTATTATTCCGAGAAGATTATTACAATGAGTTTATAGGTGGTAAGATTCATAGTAAACATTTAAAGGGAATATCAGATGTATGAATACAAAGCAAAACTTGTGAAGATAGTTGATGGCGACACGGTTGATGTTGACATCGATCTTGGTTTTGGAGTGTGGTTAAAGAACGAGCGTGTACGTATCATGGGTATCGATACACCAGAGTCTAGAACACGAGATAAGGTAGAAAAGATATTTGGACTTGCCGCAAAAGATCGCGTAGAAGAATTAATAAAGAAAGATACAATTCTTAAAACGTTTGCTGCAAAAGACGGTGAAGACATGAAGGGTAAGTTTGGTCGTATCCTTGGTGACTTCATAGTTGGTGAAAAAATGCTTACGGAGATCCTGATAGAAGAAGGACATGCGGTAAAGTATTACGGTCAGAACAAAGCAGACATTGAACGTGGTCACATGTCTAATCGCAACAAACTTATGAACGAAGGTGTTGTGAGTGCGAAGGAAGTTCAAGAAGCCGCAGGTTGACAAACCTATTGTAATGTGGTATAATTGTGTAAACAATTAAAAGGTGAATTATGATTATTGTAGATTATGGTGGACTGTCCGCCGCTAATGATGCAATCAACAAAGAGAATGATGAGGGTATGATTCGTCATATGATCATCAACTCTTTGCGGTTGTATCGTAATGCGTACAAAGAAGAGTTCGGTGAACTAGTCATTGCTTGTGATGGTAAAGACAACTGGCGCAAAAAGTATTACAAACAATATAAAGCGAATCGAAAGAAAGCACGTGACAAGTCTGGTTTAGATTGGGACGAAGCATTCCGTATTATCAATAAGGTTCGTGACGAGATCCGAGATAACTTTCCTTACAAAGTAATCCACGTTGAAGAATGTGAAGCAGATGATATTATTGGTACACTCTGTAAGAACACACAAGAGTTTGGTGAGTACGAAGATGTAATGATTGTGTCTGCAGACAAAGACTTCTTACAACTGCAGAGATATAATAATGTGCGTCAGTACTCGCCTCTATTGAAAAAAGAATATAGAGAATCAAACCCACATGTAAGTCTGATGGAAAAGATACTCACTGGTGACGCAGGAGATGGAGTGCCAAACGTGCTCTCGCACGATAAT